ACCTGATCTACGCACGCTAGCAATGGGACGAATGTACCTTAGGCAGCCCTAATGGTGCTTTGGGACAGGGGCGGGTCCGAGACCCTTACCCTTGCCCACGAGAATCTTGTAGGCTGCGAAACCGCCTGTGATCACATTCGCGAGGAGCGCTGACGTCGTCAACACCCTATCGACTGGACCGAGGTAGCCCTCAATCTTCTCCTTCCACGTGAGTGGGACCTTCACTTCGACCGGAGGCTCTGGTACTGCCCCATATTGGTCGAATCGTTCAGGAATTGCTGCATCGGCAAGCGTGCGGTAACCGGCTCGGTATACCGCTCGAGCCTCTTCGATGCAGAGCATAGCGTCAGCGTCCCCAACCCTGAGATCACGGAAGGCACTGGCAAGCAAGCTATGGAGCAGCTGCTGGCTGGTGCCATCACGATAAGGTTGATGTGCGCGATCAAGTCGTAGACTGGCTTTGGCCACTGCAAAAGCAACGGCCAGACTACGGTACTTGGGACGATCCAGTTTCTTGAAGAGGTCCAGATGGTCCTCAAAAAGATACAAATCGGTGCTATTGGCGAGGTAGGTACTATCCGAATACACACCACCGACGATGCGGGCGTAATGAAAGAGAAGCTCTTCAAGCTTGTCCTTATCACGTTGCTCCTGCTCGAGCTTCTCCGCTTCTTCGTTGGCTGCATCGGTCTGCTCTTCGATGGCTTCCATGAGGGAATCCGTCGCCTTGCCTTTGTTCCGTTTGAACTGACGCTTTTGGGCGGGGTGCTGTCCCCTGCCCTCATTCGACGATTTCGTCGACTTCGAGGAACTTGATCTTCCTCTACCGGTATTCGTAACCCCCGGTGTGGTAGCTCTTTCGCCTGACGGTCCTTTCGGGACGGGTTTCTGGTTATTATTAACTTGCGGCTGGCCAGGTCTAGCACTCTTTACAAGTGTTTCGACCACCTCACTGTGGGAGGGTGGTTCAGCCGCAGACATAAGCAGGCTAAGGTTGAATGGACATCCACCACTGATCGTGTGGAATCATGGGGTCTAACCACGAGGCTTAAAACATCTCAGGATCTAGTAGACCGGTGTGACACATAAACAACTACCACAAAGTCGAGTGAGCAGCTCGTGTGGTCCCTCTTCGGGGGTGGCTCCTATGGGATTCCCTAACCCAGGAGTCTGGCCTTACAGCCATTAGTGTCCAACCGGTTTTCCCGTGTTGAGATGTGCGCATGCCATGCGCAAACGCTCTCTGATGGAGAACGAAGAGGGATAAGCAACTCATTGTGCTAGGCACAATTGCAACAAAGGTGCTTTCAACCTTCGGGACGATGTACACTCCGCCAGCCCTCACAGGCAGCCGGTTACCCGACTCGGACGCCTCACGACGTGCACCTCACGATGCAGTATACACTGGTAACCACTTATTCGGGCCACAGAAGCTCTGACACCATACCACCAGACCACGGACACCAAGGCCACGAAGTGTGAAATGATATAACATCATACGAAACCTACCATTG